ATTAGCGGCAACGCCAAGAGTCATATCCCAAGAGGAAATTCACAATTTCCGCAAGGAGATAGACGCGAACATCAAAAAAGCGCAAGGATTTGCCAACGCATATTTTGGAGAAGTTGGAAGCACCAAAGGCAAGCGTGAAAACGCCCTGGTGATTACAAAACTCCAAGAAGCCAAAATGTGGGCCGGCAAGATTCTTGAAGCTATCAACGCACCTTTCCCGGAAGAATTGCGGGATGAGGCAAAATAAGGAATTTGCATAGATATTACGGCAAGTTGCATAGATACGCGGAGCAAAATAATAACCAAAATAATATAAAAACATGCAAGACGACGCACAGGAGTTATTGGAAACAATCATCACCAAGATTGTTGATAACAAGGACGCGGTAAAGGTCACAAAATCGATTGACGAAATGGGCGCGCTTTACACCGTCGATATCGATCAGCGCGATGCGGGGATGGTTATCGGCAGATCCGGCGCAACCATTAACGCAATCCGCGACGTGATCCGGACCGTAGCCGGAAAGAATAAATCAGCGGCCGCGATCAAGCTCAATGTTCCGGATGCTCCCAGGAGGGAGAGGCCGGCGGGAGCGCAAGGGTATCGTTTCCAAAAGCCGAGAAAGCGGAGCTTTGACGAGGTCGAGAACCAGTTTTAATTAAAAACAGAATCCTTCCCGGCCTTTGTAAAGCTTTGGCCGGGAGGGATTTTATTGAACATGAAAACCGCAAAAGAAACATTAGAGGATTGGGTGGAATACTTCCAGAGCGAGCTGGCGGCCGGCGCCATAGACGCGCTGAAGTTTCCGGAGATGACCCAAAAAGAAATTAACGATTTTTTTGGCAATAAAGTTACAAGAGGTAAGGTCATGAAGCGCATTTATCGCAAGCTGCGCGAAAACAAGCACTCTTACGAAAAAGCAAAACTAATCTTATCAAAATACAATGAACAACCGACTGGCAACATTGTTGAGTTTATTCAAGGAATATTACCCGAAGCTTTTAAATCTGGAAGTGACGATAAAGGCATTAAAAAAGCTTCCCGGGGAAATGATATTAAAAAAGCCTTCGAAAATGGAGATGGCGATGGGAGAGATCGCGGAGGTGAGGGTGGAGGGGAGAATCAAGGAGCTTGAATTGGATTACCAGATAACTGAAGCAAAGGTCACTGTCATCATGGAAGAGATTAAAGAGCAGGATGGAGGGCCATGTGAATTAAATAAAGCATTTGAAAAAACCAATGCGAATTAATCCAAAAAAGAATAAATGGGCAAGGCGGCGCGAGCAGCCGATAAATGTCGCGGGTAATTTAATACCGAGGGATATGTTCAATCAAGCGCAGGAGATAAGAGCGCAGCGGGAGAAGGATCGGGAGAGGCAGAGATATGAGATTTATTGCCAAAGGAAGCAAACAATTTTAGGGAGGATTCTGATAAAATTAAGCAAAGCATTTGACAAACTTGTCACATTATATTTATGCAGGGGGTTAAAGTAACTGAAAAATTAAAAAAAAGATTCCTGGAAGAGCTGGAAAAGTGCGGCGGCATTATCACGACCGCATGCAAGCGCACGGGAATAAGCCCTAAGACATTTTATCGGCTTTGCACCGATGGATATGATCTGTACGACAAAGAATTTTCCATGGAGGCCGAAGTTATCAGGGAATCAACAGCCGGGACGTATGCGGAAAGCGCCCTGGCTTTTTACCTGAAGCGGCGCAATTTGAAGGCGACGATGTTTTATTTGGCTTCCAGGAATAATAAATTTACCCCAAAAACAAAAGTCGAAATGAACAGCCAGATAGTGCAAAACGCGGAAGTAAGTCCGGCGGCCCAAGCTGCGGCAAAAGCCTATGCAGAGTCAATCAAAAATCAATGTTCCGGAGGAGCTGATAAGAGCCAGCCCGCTGGCGTGGATAATCGAAAACAAAATAAAAAACGAAAAGGGCGATCTGATCGAGTTTAACAGCCATTATTTTTTGATTGACTGGCTCATTGACCAATCGGTGATGACCGTGCTGCAGAAAGGCTGCCAGATGGGCGGAACTACCGGAATGATGTGCATCGAATATCACGCGCTGCTTTTATGGGGGTTAAACCAAATTCATACTTTCCCGACCGAGACCGATGTTCAGGAATTCGTGCCGACCAAGGCGAATAAGTTCATTGAAGAGAATAAGATCGCGCTTGATATCGATAACACCGGCATTAAGGGCTACGGCAAGGGATTTTTATATTATCAGGGAACTTTTACCAAAAGCGCGCCGATCATTATTTCCAGCGACCGGAATATTTACGACGAGGTGGATAAAAGCAAGATGGATGTCATTAACGGGTATTCATCGCGCATGGGGTTTTCTAAATTCAAGCGGGAGGTTTTTTTAAGCACTCCGACATTGGCGGATTTTGGCATAAATCATTATTTCGGGATGTCGGACCAGAAATATTGGCGTTTTAACTGCTCGCATTGCGGTTGCCGGCAGCATATGGTTTGGGAGGAGAATGTTGACCAAGATTTTAAAAAATACATTTGCCGGAGCTGCCACAAAGAAATAACTCATGACGATATGCGGCGCGGGTGCTGGGAAGCAAGGTTTCCCGGTCGGGATATCTCCGGATATTACATCAATCAAATGATGGCGCCATGGTTGACTGCGGCCGATTTGATTCGGGACCAGAAGAAGCTGAACAATGACGAAGAATTTTACAATACGCGCTTGGGATTGCCTTATGTGAGCCCGGATAAGAGCATTCCGGCCGGCTTGATTCTCAAAAACCTTGTTAACATCAAAAATGATGAAAAAGATTGCGTGATGGGCGTGGATATTGGGGAGCATGTATTTCATGTATTCCTGGGCAATAAAAATGGCGTATTCGGAATTGCAACAGTTAAAGAACGGGAAGAGGATGGCGACATTAAAGAACGCCGCCAGGCCATGTGGAACCGTCTAGGGGAGCTTTTAGAGGTTTACGACGTTAAAGTATGCATTATTGATGCGCGGCCGCTGACCACTGAAGCTTTGGAGTTTGCTGTCCGGTATCCTTACAAGGTTTTCCTTCATTGGCATGAATCACGGCGCAAGGAGCCGCAAATGGCGACATTTGGCGATGATACTGATTTTCAGTCAAAGCCCAAAGAATTTGACGAGGAAATAAGCATCATCAGCGATATTAACCGGGTCCAGGATTGGGTAGTATCGTGCTTGCGGAAGGGTGAAATTAAATTCAATTTCCAGTCCGGAGATTATCGGATTGTTGCGTTTCTATCGCACCTGAAGCCAATGTATGTGCAGTGGATTACTGATAAGCAGGGCAATCAGTTCCGACAATGGGCAACGACTGGCGCCAATCACTTTTGGGATGCGTTTTGCGAGTGGAAGCTGGCGCTTTATAAATTACTAAAAGACCAATGATTCCAATAACCATACAAGTTCCAGATGGAAAAGAGGAAAAATACCGAAAAATTTTGGAATTTTTGGTTAAGGAAGGGGAATTTGATTCGATGTGGAACGGAGAAACGATAATCCATTGGCGCAATGGGAAAGTATTTGATATTACGGTGGCGCCAAAAAAGACAAAGAGTTTTAATTTGACAGAAAATTACAGGTCGTTGTAAAATTAATTATTACAACACAATAGTAGTTGATACTCTATCTTCATTGACGGGTATCCGCCTAATTCATAGCTGAATCGGGTGGATACCCGTTTTTTATTTAAAATGCCCCAACCTCAAAATCCAACAATCGAGGATGCAATCAATACCGGGTCGGAGCCGATCGATGAGCAAGAAAAAAAACCGGTGGAGGAAAAGAATTTGGGAGAGATGACAGAAGACGAGCAAAAGGATATCGTTCAGGCTTGGGTTAAGAAGTTCCAGCGATCGGAGAACCACCGCAAGCCGCTTTTGGCGAATTGGCTGCGGTTCCATAAGCTTTACCGGGCGTTGCGCGAAAAAACCAATTACGCCTACGATACCAGCTTAATGCCGCCGATTGCTTTCGAAATTGTTGAAACTGTCAAGCCGCGCTTGGCCGCGGCAAATATCAATACGCACATTATTCCGCGCATGGAAGACGATGTTGATTCGCCGTCGCTTGGCGCATGGGGGGATCTGGTCAAATACGATTTGGATATTACCGATTTTAAGACCAAGAAAATTGATTTGATTTCGTCAGTGCTCGAATTCGGCTTTATGGTGGCAATGGTGGCCTGGAAAGGCGGCAGCGATGGCGAGGACGGCGATCCGGATTTAATCATCTGGGATTTGTGGCTTACTTATTGGGATCCGGAGGCGACCGATCTGTCGGTAAACAGCAAATACGAGATTTTCCGGATTTTCAAGACTAAGGAATCAATTGTGCGCGACGAGAAAAAGAGAAAAGAAAAACTTTACAATGCGGAAAACTTAAAGAAGCTTTCCAACAAAAACATCGATGATCCGCGCAAGGAGCGCTACGAAATAAACACCAAGCGCATGGGAATGGTGACGGCGGCGAATAAGACGCAGCCCGAAGATGCCGGAGATAACACTCAAGATAAAATCCAGGAGCAAAAACTTGATCTGTGGCAGATTCTTGATCACGAACACAATAAGCTGTTGGTTATCGGGAACAGCGAACAATTACTGCGGTATGAGGATACGCCTTACAGCAACGTTAATAAGGGCCGGACTTGCCTGAATATGGTTGACCACAAGGTTCCTTGGGAGTTGGTGGGAATCGGCCATATTGAGCCGGTTGAGTCCACGATTTACGAGATCGCGGATTCGCGCAACCAGGCAATGGATGACATCACGATGCATTTGGATCCGGTGATCAAGATTAAGAAAGGGATGGGAATCAAAAAGGACGATATTGTTTTTGGGCCCGGGGAAGTGTGGGAGCTAAAAAATACCAATGACGTCACCATTGAAAGCGGGACCGATGTCAGCCGGGTATGGATTGAGAAAGACAACATTTTACGCAAAGACATCCAAACTTCGCTGGCAATTTCGGAGTATGCAATGGGATTGCCGCAATCAACGCAAGAGCCAGGTAATAAGGTGGAGTTGCTGCTTTTGCAGACGAATATCCGTTTCAGTTTGTTGCTTCAGCAATTTGAGATCTTCATGACCAAGCTCGTGAACATTCTGATTGAGTTAAACCAGGAATTTTTGACGAAAGAGAAGGCGTTTCGACTTTTGGGCGATAAATTCAAGCCACAATTTAAGAAATTTTCCGATAAGGACAAGGAAGTGAAAGTTGACGCGATTGTGGAAATCGAACCAAAGCTTGACCAAACGCCGCAGCAGGAGCGCGCCGATGTGATGACGCTTTACAAGATGTTTGTAGCCGAGGATAAACCGGAAGGCGGAACACCAGAAGAAATAAACATCTGGAAGAACCGCAAGCGGATATTTCAAAAGATGATATTGGATCGATTCGGGTTAGGCCAATATGCGGACGCGATTATTGGTCCGGAAGTGCAAGTGCAACCAGAGCAACCCGCAGAGCCGGAAATTCAACCGGAAATAACCGAAAATCCGAAGCCGGAGAATAATCCCGCGCCGCCGGCAATGCCGGAAAAGATTCCTTTGATCGGCGAAAATCAGCCGGTAAATCCAATTCCGGAGCCAAATCCCGAACCTATTCAGGAGGCAAGAAACCGCAGCGGGTTGATGAGTAAAATATTAAGCCTTTTTCAATAAAGGTCGCAGCAATAAAAAATAAATAATAAAAAATGAAAACACTAAACCAAGAAATCAGATTAGTCCAATTGCTGCCGATACAGGTAATTGCGGAGACTACCAACGGATCGGCCGTCGATACCAAGGTCAATAACCAATTTTCTTTTGAGACCGCCCTGGTCAATGTCGAGATCGGCAATCTTGGCGATCAGGAGGATACCAAGGTCAAGATCGAGGAAAGCGATTCAGCGACATTCGCAACCGGTAATACCGAGGCGGCCGGGGGCGAAGAATTCACTGTCAGCGCCGATACAAGCTACACCAAGCAAATTAAACGCACCAAGCGTTATTTGCGGGCTGTAGTGACGATTGGCGATGGCGACACGCCGCAAGCCGAAGTATTTGTCGGCGCATTGCTTTGTAACGCCGAGATTCCGATGCCGATCGTATAGCCAAGGCATCAACAATAAAAGTCAAGTAAAAAATAAATAAAAAAATAACAACAAAACTATGGATAGCATACACGCAACAATAGCAGACGCCAGCTTGGATACTGGTTCAAATACCCTTGAAGGAACCGCGGTTGCGGCCGGAAAAATGCAAAAGATTACCAACATCACTTATGCATATACCGGGACCGTTACCAATGTGCGGATCGAGATTAAGGCAGGCGGCAAAACCATTTTGAAAACCGACGCCAATCCGACAAGCGGCCAAGTCGAGGAATGGAACGGCCAGGCTTATTTGGAAGCCACCGAAAAGATTTCCATCGTGATTACCAATGCCACCGCAACCGATGCGTTTACCGCCGATGTCAATGGCGTGGAAATGCAAGCCTAAAGGTCTAAACCAAGCGTAAATCAATTAAAATGGCAGACGCAAAACAAACAGAAAAAGAACCAACTGGCAACGTCGTTCTTGCCAAATTCAAGAAAGAGGCCCAAAAGGAAGACCGCGGCAAAAATTGGCGCAGGGTTAGCGAGGCGGTTGACGCGGCCAGGACCGCATATTGCGGCAGCTGGTGCTCAAATAACGCCGACGAGAAGCTTGTGTCATTCGAGAAGGCGGTCGGAGATCTGATCGAAGTGATGCAGAAAATCAAGGACGGCGAATTGAAACTTGGCGGACTTGGCGATGAAAAAGAGGGAATAAGCATTCTGGAATAATCATGGCCAAGGACTACGAGTCACAACTTGAAGAGGGGCGCGCGGTGGGGGAGATGGTGCGGATGGAAGGCTGGCAGATCTATGCCAGGGAAATCCGCGAGAGGATTAAGGCCGAATACGAAGAGATTCGCAATTTCCCGCTTGACGGCAAGGGATTGCAGGATATCGGCGCAGAATACATCCGCCACCGCGAAGCCTTGAACGCCTATGAACAGTCATTAGCAATTGTCGAGGATTTTCTTTCCCGGAAAACCGAGGCGGAAAATCATTTAAGAAAATAACCAATAACCAAAAACAATGAATATTGACGAAATGAAAAACCAGCTCAATAACTCCGAAGAATTACCGGAAACCGAAGAGGAAACCGAAGAAACTCCTGCCGCCGAAGACCAGGAAGAGCAAGAAGAAGAAAACAACGAAGGCGGCGAAGGCGATTCGGAAGAATCCAAGGAGAACGATAATAATTCGCAAGGAGCTGAGGGTGGCGAGCAATTCGTCATGCCAAAGAAGTTTGAAGGTAAAAGCGCGGATGAAGTCGCAAAATCCTATTCCGAGCTTGAGAAGATGCACACCAAGAAAATGGAAGAGATGCAAAAAGAAATTGACGCACTGAAGAAAAAGCCAGCCGGAGGCGATGATGACGACGATAAAAATAAAGATGGCGAACCGGAATGGGAGAAAATGACACCCAAAGATTTTGCAAAAAAGATTATTTCCGAAGCAAAAAAAGCAAGCAAGGGCGCTTATCAGGAAGCCAATCAGACAAAAGCGGAAGTAAGCAAAGAGATCGCGGAAGCAAAAAAGAGTTATCCTAACCTGACTAAAAACCAGCATTACCGCGATACGGTTATTGCGATCGTAGAAGCGGCGGCCGGCCAGGGAAAGGTTATCAAGCTCAAGGATGCTTGCGCCAAGGTTGAGGCATTGATCGGGGAAAAACAGAATATTGCCAAAAAGGACGAAACCCGCATGAAACAGGCCAAGGCACAAATTGAGACGATGAACGAAAGTCCGTCTGGCAGCGGCGACGATGGCGAAGAATCCAAGATCAAGCAAGGAATGCTTAAGGGAAGCGGCGGAGCGTTGGGGGGACTGGGATTTTAACGTTTAAGTTTAAAAAACGGGGGAAGCAAACACCCGCGGCCGATGGACCCGCAATAGCGGACAATCCGGAGATAACCGCAAACAGTTGCCGCGGCATTTCGTCGAGTGCAGCGATAACTAATTTTTATTAGCAGACTATCTTTGAAGAGCTATGCCTAAAATATACAAGAGAAACTGTGATGCGTGTGGGAATCACTATGAGGGTTATGGGAAAAATTTCTGTTCAATGGGTTGCCTTCATTCAAGGTATGGATTCAAACAAGGCCACGCGGCTCCAAAAACAGCGTTTCAGAAAGGTTTGATTCCATGGAATAAAGGGAAAAAACAACCGGAAATAACTGGGGTGAATCATCCAAGATATAAAGGGCTTCAAACAACGCAGAACGGTAGAGTATTTATAAGATTATCTGATCACCCGCATGCTCATCCAAATGGTTATATTGCTCGATATAGAGTAGTAATGGAAAAGCATCTTGGAAGAATTCTATCACCAGTTGAAGTTGTGCATCACATTAACGGCATCAAATCAGACGATCGGATTGAAAATTTAATGCTTTTCCCGTCACAGAGAGAGCACTTAATATATCATCGCTCTTTAGAGACAGTCTGCTAATAAAACAACACAAAAATGGCTACTACAGGAACTCGGGGGTCTGCGTCGCTCAGCGGTCGGAAATACGACATGGCGGACATTATAAGTCTTTTGGACGCCAACGAATACCCGATTTTGGGTATCTTGACGAACGCCGGCAAAGATCCCGTCAACAAACAGAGCAAGGCGATGAAGAAAAAGGAAACGACTGATTCGGAATTCAAATGGTATGAGGATACGTTCGGCACCAGGCAGTTGACCGGTTCGAGCACGGTTGATCCCGATGGGGGAGATCTTACTTTGACCGCGCAAACGCAATACGTGCAGGCAGGGGATGTATTGTTGGTGGCGGCCCAGAAATGGGTGTTTGAGGTTACCAGCGTTACCGATGCCAATGTTGTGGTTGTGGGAGCTGAAAAAGGCGGCGCAACAGGCGCAGCGGCTTCCGCAGTCGGCGATGTTTGGATTATCGGCAATGTTAACCAAGAAGGTGCGGGAATACGTGCTATCAAAGGCACCGCTCCCACCGAAAAGACTGGCTATTGCCAGATCTTTAGAACTCCTTTTGGTGTGACCGAAACCGCCAAGAACACGCAAACCCTGATCAAAGAGAACGATTTCGATTACCAGCGCCGGAAGAAAGGCATTGAGCATGCGATCGATATTGAACGGGCATTCCTTTTCAGCAAATTGGCCAAAGACGTCACCGGGACCCATCCCAAGCGTTTCACGAATGGCATTTTAAATGTCATCACGACCTACGCAACGGCGAATGTGGATACCGAAGCCGAATTTGAGACCTGGCTGGAAAGCTTGTTTGCCTATGGCAATACCGAAAAATACTTGTTTGCGTCTGCAGCGGTGATCTCAATGGTCAACGGCTGGGCAAAGAACAAGTTGCAAATGCTTCCTACCGATAAAACTTACGGCATCCGGATTTACGTTTATCAGTCGGCGCATGGAACGCTTTATCTGATCCGCCACAAGCTATTGACCGGCACTACTTACGGCTACTATGCCATCGGCTTGGATATGGAAGCCTTGACCTATCGCTATTTAACCAATAGGGATACCAAGCTTCTGACCAACCGCCAAAATAATGGCGATGATGAGCGGGTAGACGAGTATTTGACCGAATGCGGCTTGCAAATGGAGCAGGAAAAGCGCCACGCGGTGATGTCGATGTCGAGCTTATAGTATCGAACTGGCTTGTTGGCTTGGTGGGTCATTCTGCCAAAGCCAACCCAGAATGGCAGCCAGTCCGAGGCTGAAAAAAATAAAAAAATAACACAAACATATGGCGAGAAGAAACCAAAACCAAAGCAACCAAGAAGACGAAGTTAAAAACGAAAAGGCGCAGGAAAAAGAAATTACGGCTTTTGAGCCCAAAAAAGTGACGTATATTTCGCGGTATCTGGAATTGAGGCTTGTAGTTAAGGCTTCCTACAAAAAGGAGCTTGAGGGCCAGATCGTGGTAACTCCGGGAAGATCAATCCAATTCCACGACGGAGTTTATGAAACCGACGATCAGGATGAAATCAAATTCTTGGAAGCGCATAAGAATTTCGGCAACATCTTCATTCGGGTGGAAAAAGGCGATGCCAAAAAGCAGCGCGAGGATAAATATAAAGATCTGGATACGCGCGAGCGCGAGATGCAGGCAGAAATCAAGCGGTTAAGGGAAGAAAACAAAAGATTGAAGGATGAACAAGGAAATGACGACGCCGAAGAAAAAAACAAGGTCGAGGAAGGTGAAGAAGCAGCATTTTAATTAAACTACCATGGGGAAAATAAACGCACCTAAGCCAAAAATTCTGACCGGCGGCGAAATGATGAGCGAAGCCGACCGGATGACCCGGGCCGAGATAGAGGCCAAGCGCGGAATCGTGCGCGAAGAGAATGGCGGCATCGTAATGACACCAAAGCAGATCGAGAAGCGTATCGCCGCGCTTTTGGAAAAAAAGATAGTTGTCCGAAAAACCATTAAAGAAGCCGAAGCGAAAAAGCAAAAAGCAAAAGTCGAAATCCTTAACCAGCGTCTGAAAGATATTGACGCCAAAATTAAGGAATTAAAAAAATAAAATAACACAAACATATGGCAGATGTAGTCTTTGACAATTTCAAAAAGAACATCATGAACGGGAATATCGATTTGGACACTAACACCATTAAAGTGGCACTGGTGACCTCGTCTTATACTCCCACGCAGGCGACTCATGAGTTTTTCAACCAGGTTACTAACGAGGTTTCTGGAACCGGTTATACGGCCGGAGGCGCCACATTGGCCAGCGCGGCGGTTTCCGCATCCGAAGGCAAAGGCGTGTTCGACGCCAACGATGTTACTTGGGCCAATTCAACGATCACAGCCAGGGGCGCGGTGATCTACAAAGATACTGGCGCGTCAACGACCAGCCCGATCATCGCTTACATTGATTTTGGCAGCGATAAGGTATCTTCCGGCGGCGACTTCAAGATTACTTGGAACGCTTCGGGGATACTTACATTGACTTGATGAATAGTTAGTATTTAGTATTTTGACTATATCGTAAATTTTGTTAGCATAGTTAATATAATAAAAAAACTATGCTGATAAAAAATGCAGTTGGTTCTTCAAAATACAAGCAAGATGAGAACGGGGTTTGGTGGTATTATTTTGGGAAAAATAAGCCAACCAGGACAAAAGCATTGATTAAAAAATGCTTAAACTGTGGCGAAGAGTATTTATCGATGCCGTTGAAATCTTCAAAGGCGGGAAAATACAACGCTAAATTCTGTTCTCATTCTTGCTCTTCGAAATATCTGTATGGGAATAAATTGATAAATATCGGAAAGGGTGAAAAATGCAAAAGCTGGAAAGGTGGGCGGAATAAAATTCGTGGCGGATATATAGAGATTTTTTGTCCGCAACATCCCGCCGCGCGCGGCGGAAAATATGTTAGGGAACATCGTCTTGTCATGGAAAAATATCTGGGTAGATATTTATATCCTTGGGAAGAAATTCACCACAGAAATGGAATTCACGACGATAACCGGATTGAAAATCTTGAGCTAATAAGTGGACGGATGCATTTTGGAGAAATAGAATGCCCGCATTGTCATAAAAAGTTTGTAATCAGGTGACATTAATAAAGTTCAAAATATGGAGACAAAACAACCATCCGTTCAGATCGTCACGCCGACGACGCGCGGCGGGATCCAACCGGATTATATGCTTTCGGTCATCGATTCCCTGTTCTATTTGACCAGGCACGGGGTCGAAGGCCAGTTCAAGATCATTAATTCGTCCTGGATCTCCAACGCCCGCAACAAGGCGGTTAAAGAGCTTAGCGCGGATTTTCTGATGTTCGTTGATTCGGACATGGTATTTCCGCACCATGCGATTGCCAAGCTGATGTTATCCGGGCGGGAGATAATCGGCGGACTGTATTACAAGAAGGGCGAAGGATCAAAGCCGGTGGCCGCGCGACTCAATGAAGAAGGCCTGTTTAAATCGATTTCCGATTTTCCCAACGAGGTCTTTGAAGTTGACGCCGTCGGCACCGGCTTTCTGCTTATCCGAAAAACTGTATTTGACGCTTTCACGCAAGAGAAAATCAAAGAATTGGGCGAGCCGTTTAATTTTCTGACTCTTGGCAGCGGCAAAGAAGAGAGCGAGGATTGGGCTTTCTGCCGGCGGGCCAAGCAGCTGGGGTTTAAGATTTACTGCGATCCAACAATCCAGCTGGGCCATATCGGCGAGCAAACCTATACCCGGGAGCATTATCTGGCGTTCAAGGCTTATGAGGAGAATGTGGCAAAAAGCCTTAAATATCACAACAATATTCCCGGATGGATGACGCCAATCGAGTTGAACTGGCTTTACGAGACCGCGCAGCAAATGGAGGACGTTGTCGAGATTGGGTCTTGGAAGGGTCGTAGCACACATGCGTTGTTGAGCGGGTGCAAAGGGCCGGTTTATGCCATAGATCACTTCCAGGGCAGTGTGGGCGAGGATGAGGCGCATAAAGAGGCCAAGGAACGCGATATTTATCAGGAGTTTATGCAGAATGTCGGGAAGTTTGAGAATCTTAGGGTGATGAAAATGTCGAGTTTGTTAGCGGTCAAGCAGTTTAAGGATAAATCGGTGGATTGCGTATTTTTGGATGGATGCCATTTATACGAGGAAGTTGCGGCCGACATTCGCGCTTGGCTGCCGAAATGCAAAAAAATGATTTGCGGGCATGATTATAATCTTGCCGGAGTCCGTCAGGCGGTCGATGAATTATTGGGAGAAACAGACAACGCCGGCAGTATTTGGATCAAGCAATTATAATCGGTTTTTCATCTTGCCTCTGCGGAGGAAAGGGGGCAATGATGAGTAACTGAATATGGCAAAAATTGACCAGTCAAAATTGAGCCAGAATATAAAAAGCAAGTATCGTGTTGAAAACAACACGCTTTTTGCAACTCCAAAGGACGACTGGAGAGATCGCATCCAGACGGAGCTTTTTGACACGAAAGATAAAGACGAAAATACAGTTATTGTTTGTCGTGTTTATCAACAAGGATAAAATGCCTAAAATATGAAAATAGCAATTTCAACCATCGCAAAAAACGAAGCACATAATGTCAAGGATTTTGTTGCCTCGTGCAAGGAGGCAGATATTGTTTCCGTGCTGGATACCGGTTCAACGGATGATACGATTTCTTTGCTTAAAAAGCACAATGCTTATGCCGGACAAGAGATTATCAAGCCGTTTGATTTTGCCAAAGCCCGCAACGCCGCACTGGACAAGTTGCCGGATGATGTGGATGTGGTGGTGTCAATAGATATGGATGAGCGATTGCAGGCAGGTTGGCGCAAAGAACTGGAAAAGGCGTGGATTGCGGGAACGGGTGCGGTATCTTATTGGTATATTTCCGAATGGGCGGACGAAGCCAAGACCATTCCCTCCGTTGCTTGTTGGCGAAGCAAAATCTTTGACCGAAAAAAATATCGCTGGCAACATTGCGTCCACGAAGTTCCGTTGCCTGCTGATGGAAGCAAACCATATTTGGTGAATTGCGACAAAATCGTGGTGGGGCATTATCAGACCGGCACTCGCAATTATATTGAATTGTTAACCCGATTGATTTTGGAACAACCCGAAGAAGCAAGTTCTTATATCCAGCGCGGTGCTGATTATATCAAAGATGGAAATTATTATCTGGGAGTTAAGGACTATGAGCAATACATTAAATTAGCCAAAGAAAAACAAAAAGAATATCAACCTAACGAAGCGGCTTATAAATTGATTTCCGGGCAGATGGCTCATTCTTTTATTGAGATTGGCAGAGCCAAAATGAAAATGAAATATCCCATTGAGCAGATTATCCAATGTATGCTCTATGCCGTTGCCGAAGCTCCCGATATGCGCGAGGCGTGGGTATATCTTGCGGACGCGTGGCAATCGGTGGGGAATTATGGTTCGGCTTATGCCGCCGCAATGAACGCATTGCAAATCGTTAATTCGGGAATTTATGCCAGAGAATTGATTTGTTGGGGAGAATATCCCAAAAATATCGCGGACTCGTCATTCGCTAAAATATCCAGCGGAATTGTATTTGAAAATTCCGTCAATAAATTAAAATGATTTGTTGTTGAAAAAATAAAGCAACAAACAAAACTATGCCAGTTATATTCGGAGAAAAAAGAGAAGACGGAAAAATTGTCGTAAGTTGTGTGCAATATATGATTGAAAGTCATCCCAACGGAATTTCAGTTAATAAAGTGCCTGATTATCCTGCACCGGTTAAAGGCACAAATGATATTATGATTTTTGACCCGAAAACAAAGAAGTTTGAATTTGAACAGGTCGCAAGACCTTTAACCAAAGATGAAATGCAAGAGGATTTTATGGAGAATATGTCCAGCAAATTGGACACGATAATTTCTCTTTTGCAGAAAAAATAAAATGGCAGACCAAGGACGCTATATCGCGGTTGCCCACCTCAAATCCCCTTGCTTCACCCTCCTCAACCACACCACCCCCGGCAGTGTGTCTTTGGCGGCGACTTATACTTTGCCGAGCAATGGCTATAGCACTGCGTTCTCCCCCGATGGCAATTATATCGCGGTTGCGCACTACGCCTCCCCCTACTTTACCCTCCTCAACCA